TTTGGCATCATCTCTGTCCATCTCAGCTTGTCTAGCCTTGATCTTGTTCCAAACATCAATCTTGCCTGTCTGCATGAACAACATTTTGAGTTCTTCCTCAAAGGCTCTGGCTTGCTCTAATGCCATCTCGATCTGGAGAGCAGTTCCCATGTTCGAGCCTTTCTTATCTCTCTTAGCCTGAAGCATAGCCTTGGTAGCCACAGACTTGGCATCAAACATCTTGCCAATCATTGGGGCAAGAGAGCCTAAGTCATTGGCAACCTTTGCCGCCTTCTTGACCAAAGATATTGCTGACTGTATGCCAGCTAAAGCCGTTACGGGATCAATCATTTCTTTCTCTCCCACTTGAGACAGACAACTTTGCGATTAAAAACATCGCCAGTCCAAGTCCATTTAATACATCGGTATTCTATGGTTGCCGCCAAAAGTAAGGCGATCACGGGAATGCCCAAACTACAATATAACTACAAAAAATTACAAAACAAAGAAGAAGGACTACGGCAATTGCTATAGTCCAATCTTTCATTGTCTCTCAGAAAGGTTGTATTGCCCAACTGCACTTGGAGCTAAAACACTACCAAGAGGCGCTGATTGCTGAGAAAGCATACCTCCCATACGCTGTAATAGCTCTGGGCGTTGGCGTAACAACATATCAATTGCCGCTTGTCCAGCAGGACTGTAAGCAGGAGGAATAATGCCAACCGCAGGAATTGCTACCTGTGGCTGAGACAACAATCCGAATCCACCAAGAGTAGATGCCGCAATGCGACCTTCTAAAGTTGACCTTGCTGTGTCTCCAAGAACCTGAACTGCCGCATCGGAGATTTCTTGTCCTTTAGCACGACCTTTAGCAAATGAAGTTTTACGTCTTGTTTGATCTTGTTGACGAACAGCAGTATTGAATTGTTTTGGCGTGAAAACACCATTGTCTGCACCAGAATTAGCAGCCGCTACATTGATTACAGATAGATCACTGTATGCACTATCTATCCTACGCAACTGAGATGTTTGTTTAGGATTCTGGAAATACAATTCCTTCTTGATAACACCAAGAACATCTGTTAAAGCCTCTCCAACCTCACGCTCGGAAGCTGTTGAACTATTGGCATAGTTGCTTGCTTTCTTACGCAAATCAGACTCAATACCTTTGTATGTTTGACCATCTATCTTTTGGCCAGCAAACTTACCAAAAACAATGTCATTCAATGTTTCAGTAATTTGCGCTCTTTGGTTTGAATCCAAACTCTTAGCCTTACTCAAAGCACCAAGAATATTGCTAGTTGTTGCAAAGTCTAAGTCAAATGACATCTTCGACAAAACATCGTCATATTTCTTAGATACTTCATCAGAAGCATAAGCGATGGCATCTCTGCCAACAACATCAGCAGGTAACTTATCATTAACCTTCTGGAGAGCTTTGTTGATTACACCTTTGTTAAAATCAAACAGTACTCTCTGTCTTGCATTCTCAATACTTGAACCAATTAGCGGTAGGTTCTGAGCGAACTCTTCGATTGTCTTAAATTGTCCACCAAGAGTTTGGCCTGTTGTTGGAGTAATTCCAAGATCACGCATGGTTTGCTCTGCTTTAGAGACTAAAGGATTTAGTACTCGACCCGCACCAGCAACAACCTTTTCACCAATAGGGCCAGTAACTGCACCCAAAGCAACCTGTTCAGTCTTCTGTTCACCAAAAGTACCCTCTCCAACAGCAGGTTGCATAGCGCCACCAACAGCACCAGCCGCTGCCGCTTGTCCAACATTAGAAACACCTCTTGCCCTTGCTAATTGAGCAACTCTAGCCGCAGGAAGTAAACTCGCAGGATTTAAGATATTGCCACCCAATCGTGCCACATCAAAGCCAGAACCACCTTGAGCCTCACGTTGAGCTTGATATGCTTGCTCTTCAGCTTTAGCCATCTCATCAAGACGCTTTGCCTCTTCAGAGAAATATTGGCTAACAGGATTAGGTGTAGTGCCACCTAAACTTGTAATACCCGCCAAAGCACGAGGAAGCAACTGAGCCGCACCAGTGATTGGGTCTTTTAAACCCATTAAGAATCCAGATGAAGGAGGAGCAACTGGTGGTTGAGTAGGTTGTGGTTGCAAAGAACTCTTAATTCTTGCAAGTGCCGCATCCTCAGTCAAGCCATCAGGCAACTCATAAGACACACCCTTGTATTCATAAATGGTAGGCATGATTACTTATCCTTCAATTTGATGGGATTTTGAGGAGAACCAAGAGGTGCATTTATTGGTGTTGTTGATAAAGCCTCATTCTTATTGGCAGCATTTGCTTGCTTCTGAAGTCGCTCAATGTTGTTCCTTGTTTTTCTCTCAGCACTCTCTAAAACACGCAACATTGCTTTTGGCTCCATTCTTAAATCGCCAGCAACAACTTTTTGTAGATATTTCAACTCTTCATTAGAGTCATTACCGCCAAACTGTTGCAATCTAGGAATAACAATTTCACCAATGTTTGCCATGAATACTTCAGTATTTTCAACCTTTTGTGGGCTTCCAATACCAGTAAATTTAGCAACAAATTGTTTCTCAGGGCCATACGCACCAGCATAGATGCCTTGATTGACAATTTTAATTGCGTCATCAAATGCAGTCTTCAAGGAAAATTGTTGTTCAATGTTGGCTACATTAGCGCCAATTATTTCTCCAGCCTTTTTAGCAGCCGCACCAGTATCAACATTGATGCCTCCAATAGTGACATTGCCTGTACCTTTACCAGCGCCTTCAACTTTTTTGGTTGCGTACTCAAGCATACGCTTTTGGAAAGGTTCACTGCCTGGCGTTAAACCAGCATCGATCAATGTTTTTGCAAACTCTGAGTATTTCTGTGCTTCTGGGCCTTTATATATTTCTGCACCAGTAACAGCATCTACCAAGGCATTTCCAACAACTACTGTTTTGGGCGCTTTCTCAACTTGTTTCTCAATAGCCTCAAGTCTTCTAGTTGTTAGGTTTATTTGAGCATCACGTTCTGGAGATTGTGGCCGTTGATTTAAGAGATCTAATTGAGTGTTTAATTCTGCAATTCTGTCGGAAATCAAAAGTTGCGGTGGAACTGCTTGTTGACGCTCTTTACCAGCCGCGGCCTCGCGTTGTCGAGCCAATGCTTCCTCACTCTGAGCCTTACGACCTTCTTGAGCGATAGCAAGAGCAAACTGAGAGTCACCCATTCTTGATGCCGCTTCAGCAACCCTTGCATACGACTTAGGGTCGCTTGGATTTAATTGACCAAGCAAAACATTACGTCTGCTAATCATCTCCAACTGAGGGTCTGTACCGCCTAAAGCACCGCCAATTCCTTGAGCCGCACTATATCCCGCTTGTTGAGCAAGAACACTAGCCTTTTGAAATGGATCAAGAGTCGCACGTTGGACAAACTGCCGTTGCAATGCCGCATCTTGTGCCGCAGCGTATTGGTCAGGAGTTTGAAACAAGCCTAAAATTTCTGATGTTGCCATGACTTAGCCCCTTCCAAGCAGTTTTAAAACTTCATCTGACGTATATGTTCTATTTGGTTGAACACCAAATGCGTTATTAAGAGCACCTGTTAGAACTGGGTTTCTAGCCGCACCGCCAAGCACATCGCCCGTCAAGCTATAAGCATTTGCAGGGGCCATGGTAGCCGCAGCACTGGTAATGCCGCTACTTAATAAGCGACCAGCTTCTGCCGCACTAGCTGTAGTTTTAGCACCAATACTAGTTCCCAAAGCCAATGGTTCAGCCGCAAGCCTTTCAAGGCCAGCAGTTGTATCCATTGCAGTCGCAAATGGTTGATATGCCGCTGTTTGACCAGAATAGAAACGACCTTGCAAGTTAGCACCAGTATCAAATAAACCAGAACCAAACTTAATTCGATCTCTGGCTTCTTGATCTGCTTGAGCCGCAAGAGTCAAATCTTGTTGAGCCAAAGCGTTGTAGTAAGCCGCAAGTTCAGGACTTGTTGCCATCAAATTACCGCCTTGAGCAACAGCCGCACCAGTACGACCTTGTTGGAACAACTTGTTTTGCACATCAGCCAATTGAGTTTGGCGACTTGGAGCAATCAATGCTTGCTGTTTAGAAATGTAATCAGCAGCGGCTTGCTCTGGAGACTTAGCAAGGTACTGACCACCCAAGCTAAACAAGTTCTGTGCCGCACCAGTTAATGGTTGATAAGCGGCTCTTGCACCTTCAACGTCTGTCAATCCCTGACCAGCTAAAGTTCTTAGACGATCTTGATAACCTGAAATCTCTGCGCTAGGTGTGTAACCCGCACTAGTAAGATTACCTTTTTCATCAAAACCAAATTTAGAAGCACCAAATCTAGTCGTTACGCCAACAGGTCGGAATTTAGCGGCTTCTGCGGCAATCTTAGCCGCTTCAACTTGTGCATTGGCTTGAATCTGTGCCGCTTCTGTTGCTTTCTCAGCGGTCTTACTAGCGGCCGCACCACTAAGTAATGTCTGTACACCCGCAACACCAAGTTTGCCAAGTGTGTCTGTACTCAAACCAGTAAATTTAGATGCCGCTTCAAGAGCGCCAGTGAACAACCCTTTGGATGCAATTTGTGAAGAAAGATTTGCAGGGGTAGAAGTATCATAAATTCCGCTAACGCTTTCACCAACCCCAGCACCCACCGTACTTGGAACGCTTGGTTGAACGGCTGTTGACAATAAACCCGTAGATGGAATTTCTGAAGGAAGAGGCGTATATGTTCCACTAACGCTCTCACCAACTCCAGCAGTAGGAGCGCCACTAAATAAACCGTTTGGGCCTGTTGCGGCACTGATAGCCCCCGCAGTTAACCCAGAAACAGCGCCTGTTGTTAACGCTGTCTTTAAGGAGTCACCAGAGGCTAGACTTGCACCCGCACCAAGAGCCGCTGCACCAGTAGCCGCAATAACTGCCGCACTAGCACCCGCACCTGCAATCGCTGATCCAATAGCGGGAATAAGTGGAGGGAAAGCAATAGCCGCAATAGCCGCAACTGGTTTAGCAACCTTCTTTAAGAACTTTTTTAACTTTTTGAATCCCATATCATGCCTCTATTTCGCCAGATTCAATCATTTGCTTTACCATCTCGCCTAAAGCAACCATTACCCCAATGATTTCGTAATCTATTTCTTCGTCCATATCGTCTTCTTCAGCTAAACCGCTTTGAATAACTGTTTGCAGAAACTGAGGATACAAAGATTTGTCTTCCAAAACTTTCTTAGCTAAATCGCCAAGTTGAATAAGTGTTTGAGCAGATATGCCGTCCTCTTGCATGGCTTGTCTAACCATTTGTTTTGTTTCTGCGTATTGTTCTGGCGTTGACATCTTTGTTCTCCTTAAATAGTTCCGTTAGCAATCACGTTGCCAAGCACAGTTAAATTACCGCTAGAGTCAATCTTAGCAACAGCAGTCGATGTGTTGTAGATATACAAGACGTTGGCAGTCTCTACAAAAGAAAAGTTTGTAAAAGTACCGTCAGCTTTGGTTGCAATCGCAGTCTGAATGTTTGTAAATTCAGTGTCGATCTCAGAACCCTTGACAACCTTGCCAGCATTTCCTGGAGACAGATTGTCTTTTGCGGCAAAATTCGTAGTTTTTGTGTAATTACTCACGATAGCTCCTTAAACTTTCTTACCATCTTTAGTTTGGATTTCAATCTTCTGAATGCTAATTGGCGCATTATTAATCTGCACTTCGTAACCAGTTTGCACAACATTTCCAAACCCTGATCCTTGAGCAACCAACGTACTCAACTGAATACCAGAAGAGTAGAAAGCCACAGGACTACCATTAGCGCCATACTCTGCCGTACCATATTCAGCAACACTGGTTACTGGAATGTTTAGTGTTGCAGAAGAATATTGACCAGAGAAGTCGTAACCCCACTTGATAACGAAACCTTGATTAGAACCACCAATAACAACTACTGAAATCTTCTTGACAATCGATGTAACCTCTGTCTGATTAAGGTTAGAGTAGTTTGTAAAGTATTGAACACGATAAGTAGAAGCATGGTCAAGATAAGTTTCATACTTACCGATATAACCATTCTTGCCAATCAACAAGTCTCCATTGCGTCTAGAGTGCAAACTAGTAGGCTCAATAGAGTCCCAAGTTGTGACCCTAGCCGAGCCATCTTGAAGTTGTGCTTTCGTATCAAACACATACACTGACTTTGTAACAGGCAAAGTCAACAAGTAGAAGCCATTAGATTCTGAGTAGACACTCTTGATGTTTGACAACACCTCAGAACCAACACTTGTCATCAAGTCATTCCGCACATTCTTAGACAAGTCTCGAAGTGGTGCAGACTTCTCTTGAATAGTACGCAACAAACTACGCACACCACTGTTTGACAAGAAAACAATATCTGTACCAGTTGTGGCAATAGAGTCTCTTGATAAACAACCAATATTACTGATGCTGTCACTTAATGACATGGTAGATGGGGTTGTTGCGTTTTGATAAATGAGAATCTGACGTTTACCAAAAATAAACAAGAATCCATTGTGAGAAGACAACCCAACGATCTGGTCTGCACCATTAGGCCAAACCCTAGAAACATCTAAAGTGCCTGATGTACCACCAGACCAGATGTGTCCTGTTAGCAAATCAGAGAATGTAATTGTTACGTTGTTTGTAGTCGTATCTGCAACCCATAACCTACCGAATGCCGATATACCTACGTTTGCTAAAGGTATAGTTCCCGCATAACCAGTCTTCTCAGACACTCTGCGATAAGTAGTAGTACTTACAGCGGGATCATAAATCAACGGATCAAAACCAGATTGAAAGAAATATGTAATGCCATTCAATGAAGCACACTGCCAGTTACTTGCCGTAATCGTTGGGGCAGTCCCAC